AGTCCAATCTTCAGGCACTGATTAATCAGTCACAGTTTGGCGCAAGTCAGGGACTGCAAGCCCAGCAGATGAATCAGGCTGCACAACTTCAGGCTCAGCAGCAGGCTTTGGCTCAGTTGGCGCAGGCCAATCAATTTGCTCAGCAGAATGCTCAACAACGCGCTCAGTACGGTCTAGCGGGTGCGAACCTTGCCGAGCAGTCTCGTCAGTTTGGTGCGGGTCTCGGATTGCAGGGTCTCCAACAGCAGTTGGCTGCGGCTGGTGCGCTGGGTGGATTGGGGCAGCAGCGTTACGGGCAGGAGATGGGCATCAACCAAGCGTTGTTGGGTGCGGGCGGTCAGCAACAGGCGCTCAATCAGCAGATGCTCAACTTGCAGTATCAGGATTTTGTCAATCAGCAGCAGTTCCCGTACAAGCAGGCTGAATTTGCAATGGGCATCTTGCGGGGGCTACCGGCGACGGGTCAAACTTCAACCATGTACCAGCAGCCGGGTAGCCTCTTCGGACAAGTTGTTGGTGCAGCGGCAGGTATTGGCGGCTTGTTTGGCGGCCTTGGCCAGAATCCTTGAGGTAAAACACAATGATCGGTCCAGTTAGCGGCACGGGTCGTACGATGATGACCTCGCTTCAGCAGGCTATCCAGAAAGGTATGCCGCCTGATCAGGCTATTCAGTATGTCAAAAGTATGGCTACGCAGGGCGTGGCTCCTCTGGCAGACCTGTATGCCATGATGAATCAGTTTCAGCGGCTTAAACAGAAACAAGTTCAACCGCCGCAGACCCCGCCTACGATCCGTGATCAGTTGAATATGATGGATCAACAGCAGCAAATGCAGGGGCAAATGCCGCAAGGAAACATTCAGCAGATGCAGGCTCCTGCTCCCGCAGGTCAGCCGATGGACCGTGGTCTCGGCGCTATTGATGCCGGATTGATGCAGTATCCGCAGTTTGCTGGCGGTGGTATTGTGGCTATGGCTGCTGGGGAACTAGCGGATTCAGACCCAGATAGCGAAAATGTTGAGTCTGAATTTTCGTATTTAAAGCGATTGCAAAAGCAGGCTTTGGCTACCGGAGATATTGCTAAAGCTAGAGACATTCAAAAGAGTATTGATGCTGCGCTTGCAGGGTCTAAGGCTAGGGCTGGCGAGGCTATGCTTGGGCCTATAAGTAATGCCTTTGAAATTTTGGGCGAACGCGCATTTAGAACAACTCCAGAAGAATTAAGCAGGGGCGCTCCGACTACTGGCGGTGGAACTGCTGCGCCTCCTGCTGGGCCGCTTGCTACAAATAATCCGTTTGCTGGAACAGGTGGTGTTGGGTTTGATATCAATTTGGGAGGCGCACGTACTGACGTATTTGGACGCCCAGTTGTACAGGATCAGGCGATTGTTCCGGCCCCGGCTAGGGATGTAGCCGCTGCTCCTGCTGACAAACGCACTGCTCCCGCAACGACTGGTTTGCGGCGCATGACTGAGGAGCAACCAAAAGACACCAAGTCTTATCTGCAAGAACTAAAAGATCTTCGTGAGTCCGAGGGACTTGGCAAAGCCCGTGCAGAACGCATGGCCTACCTCACAAACGAGGAAAAAAATCTCGCCAAGGAATTTGGTTCTGACAAGATGTTGGCATTTGCCGAGGCTGGGTTCCGTATGGCGGGTGCTGCAAGCCGCCCCGGTGCTACGTTCTTGGGTGCGCTGTCTGAAGGCGCTATGTCTGGCACGCAGGCTCTTCGCGCTTTGAACAAGGAATACCGACTTAACAAGCGTACTATTAACGACGCGATGTATCAGCTACGTGAGGCTGATGAAACCGAGAAGGAAGGCGATATCAAGACCGCGCTTAACATGCGCGAGAACGCCAAAGCCCGGTTGCTTGAAGCCGAGAAGTTCAACATGAACCTTGAGAACGATCTCATGGTCATGAACATGCGAATCTCTGGTGCCGAAAGAGTTGCTCAGATTCAATCTGGCGGCAGGGGGAGCACTTCTGGATTCCGTCAAATGCAGTTGCAGTTGAAGGCTTTGCAAGACGCTAAAGGTCAAGCTGACAGAATTTACTTACAGACTCAACTTACCAATCCAAAAGCAGCGGCGGATGCTAAACAGCAATCAGAACGCCTTCAACAACAGATTAACGCCTTGGTTGGGTTATCTGGAACAGCTATGGATTCCATGTCGGCAGTACCGACTACGGGCATGACTGGAAACGTTATCGACTTTAGCGCGTTGGAATAAAATGGACGTACGCCTTCCTAATGGCACAATCATTCGGAACGTACCGGAAGGTACGACTCGTGCCCAACTTACTGCGCGTCTAAAAAGAAACGGGTATGACGTTACCAGCCTGTTAGGTGAGGAAGAACGCACTTTTGGGCAGTACGCCAAAGAAGCCTTCAAGGGTCTGATCCCCGGCGCTGTTTCCGGTATTGAAACCGCTATCGCTGGTGCGGCCTCTGTGCTGCCCGAAGAAGCGGAGCAGGCAGTACGTAGAAAAGTTTCTGAAGTAGCAGAACCAATCCGTGAGACGTTTGCCCCGGAACCGGGGTACGAAGAGACACTTCCTCGCCAACTTAGTGAGGCCGTAGGTTCTACGCTGCCGTTCCTTGGCGCTGGTCTTGCCGGTAGATTGGCCGCTGCTGGTCTTGGTGTGGCCACGGGTGCCGGTGAAGCACGGCAACGGGCCGAGCAAGAAGGTGCCACGGAAGGTGAACGCGCCGCCGCAACTGCTTTGGGCATTGCACCGGGTGCGCTTGAGTCGCTGCCTCCTGTTCGCATTCTCCGTCGCTTTGGCTTTGGTAAGGAAGCCATTGATGAAGTGGCAGGGCTGGCCCCGTCTCTTCGCCGTATTGCTACGGCTGGTGGTGAAGAAGCCCTACAAGAAGCTAGCACTCAAGTGCTTCAGAATCTTATCGCCAAGGGCGTGTACAAGCCTGAGGAAGAAGTATTTGGTGGAGTTACCGAAGCCGCAGGACTGGGCGGCGGTGCGGGTGCCATCGTTGGTGCTATTGCTGAACTTGCATTAGGTCGTCGGCTGCGCGGCGTTGAGCCGCCACCTGAAGCGCGGGAAGAAGGAATCACTGAAGAGCCTACGCCTCCCGTTACTCCCGCAGCGGTAGCAGAAGAACCGCGCCCTGCACGGGTTGCGCCAACTGAACAGATGGAGTTGCCTCTAGGGGCTGAGCCTGTCCAGATACCGATGTTTGGGGAAGAAGAAGCCGCTGCCCCCACACCCAGTTTGTATCGTCCGGCTGAAGAAGCATTGGCTGGACTCAAACCGCGTTCGCGTGCATACAAAGAAGAAGCCAAAGATCTTGGTTTAAAACTGGACCGCAAGGGCAATGTAAAGCCCAACCAGTTTGTATTTGAGCAACCAGAAACAGAAGTCCCGCTTACTCAAGGGCGCTTTGAGTTTGAAGTTCCGCAAGAACAGCCAGAACTTCCGTTGACTGTCCAACCTGCCGAAGGGCAGATGGACATATTTGGTGGTGTTCCGATGCCTCCCGGCGGTGAGATGCCGTCTGTACCCCCGCCAGCAGAATTGCCTGTTGCGGAAGAAGTACCTGAGGAGCAGTTCGCACTTAATCTTCCCGGCATTCCCATGGAACGCCTTACTCCACGAGACCGCATATTGCGGGCTATGGCTATTACGGAAGATCGCAAAACCGTCGATAACTTGAAGTTTGCAACCGGGTTGCCTCGCGCTGAACTGCGAGAAACGCTTAATACCCTCAAAGAAGAGGGAACAATTAAGTACCGTCCCGGCAAGTTTGAGTGGGAGTTGACCCCTGCGGGAGCAGATTATGTACGAACACCTCGTAAAAAGATTGGATCTGCACGTGTTGGAAGAGGGGCTGCTGTGTCTGTACCACCAGCAGGAACCGAGACACCCCCATCTGCTGAATCTACAGAACGAGGAATGGCTGGTGCTGGCACACCTCCTTCAATGTCTGATGTTGGAGAAGGAGAGGGCGAGCCTACACTGACAAAACCAGATCGTATTTCTGAACGCATTATTTTTTCAAATGCGGGATCTGATTTTGTAAAAGACCTTTATTCGGCTAATCCAGTAGACGCTATTTTAACTAATTTTGAAGATTTAAATACAGTTACTCCGGAAGAAATAAATCAATCAAGGGAATACATTAGAGATATTTCTCAAAACGCATTACGTAATGAATTTGGTGATGAAGTTACGCTTTATCGTGGGTTGAAAGGTACGGAGGAACGATCTCCGGTATTGAGTTATACCTTAGACAAAAATGTAGCTAAGTTCCAAGCTGAGCAACAAGGTATTCGCACGGGGAAGATTGAAGAAATAAAAGTACCGGTATCCAAAGTATTGTCGTACAGCGAAGCCATTGGGCGCGGTACTTTTGCTGAAGCGGAAGTAATTATCCCAAATCCCGCATACCGCATGGAAGCAATTCGCCGTGCTCAAGAAAAACGTATTGCTAAAGAAGTGATTGATCCCGTAGCTGAATTGCGTACGCAAGCTATTGATGCTTTTGATAATGATCAAATCAACGAAAAAACTTATCTTGCAATTACTGATGAATTAAAAAAACCTGCTCCTAATCTTGCGCGAGCAACTTCCCTGCTGGAAGGCACTGCTAAGCCGAAGCGCGAGAAAGACGTTGGACTAAAGTTTCAGCGTACTGATGAATTTGCTCCAATCCGTTTTGCCAAGGTCAAGACCAGTAAGGGCACGCGGTTTATGGAGATTGAACGCGAAAACCCTGATGGCACTATTACTGGGCGCAGGGTAAATCCAAAAGACGGTTCACGTTGGTATGACCCAACTGTGGAAAAAGAAGGTATTGATCGTGAAGAATTGATCAGGGTTCCCAAAGCCAACGTAGTCCAAGAACTTCGTCAAAGTCTGTATTACGGAGATCTTCGCCCCCTACCCACGGAAGCTGCTACTAAACCTACTAAGCATCCAGAATGGGCAACTAAATTTGAAAAAGATGTTGGCGGACAAGTAGTTTATTCCGATGCGGATACTGCGCTTGTGCGCGGGTCTAGCATTCTTAGCGGACAGAATGTTTACATGGCTGTTGATCGTAAAACAGGCATGCGGACTCGCGTGGATATTGATTCGTTTACGGGCAAATTGTTTACGCCCGAACAAAAGCAGCGACTTGTCGATGCTAAGAAAGAAGTTGTTGCACGCGATACAGAACTGTTTAATGAAAACCCCGATGGGCCGTTTACTGGGGCTGCGTCTAATGTAGTTACTTCTGACGGCTTAAACCCAAATTACGGCAATTATTTGTCCAACCTCATGAACTCCATGGGGCTTGGTGATATTCGTGTATTCCTAGTACATCCTGAAGATGTACAAAATCAGGCAGATAAATACAAACTGTACGGACAATACTCGTCCGCAATGTCTGCTGGATTAGATGCTGGCGAAGAAGGCTCCGTACGCCCATATGGGCCTAATCGCAAAGACTTTTATATTTCAATGAAGTCTGGTTTGTCTGAAGGACGAAGCCTAGAAATAATTGGGCACGAACTTGGACATTTGATTGAACGCGTTGCTTATAACAATGCCCCTGCTGAAGTCAAAGCAGCCATCCGCGCTGAATATGACAAGTGGCTAAAGGATACCAAGGGTAAGCAGGGTGCCGAACTTGTTCGCGCATTACGCAACCGCGAGACCGCAGAGGCTCAAGCCGCAAAAATAGGCCCAGATGCTAAGCTTAGTGACTCTTATTGGCGTTCTTTTAGCGAATGGTTTGCCGACAATACTTCCAAGTGGGCAACTACTAGTGAGAAGCCTGTAAGTATCGTTGAAAAGTTTTTTGCTGATCTTGCTAAAAAGTTGCGGCAACTTGTTGCCAAAATTACTGGAAACGAATTTGTTCCAGCTAAATCAGTTAAAGATTTTTTAGACGCAATGGGGCCGGGATCGGCCGACTCTTGGATAGCGGAACGAACTAAACCAAGTTATGACCCGGCTTCTGCCAATGCCGCTAGCTATTCCATGTCTCCAGACGAGCGGATTAAAGCCGACCGTGCTCTTGTTAATTCTGTAGGCAGTTCCCAGAATCGACTACCCGAGCCAACGGCGCGTATCAAGGAAGGTGCTAGAACCGCTGCCTCTATGGTGCCGAGGTGGTTGCGGCGTGGTGTGTTTAGCTTTGAGTCTACGCACCAACTTGCTGATATGTACCGCCCGTACACGGACAAGTTAGACGAGTTGTGGGATCTTCAGAACCGTGATGGTGCGGCACTTCGCGCCAAGATGGACAAAATTCGCACTATTTCAGAACGAGGCCGCAAGGTGATGAGCAAGTATTCACCTGCTGCGCGAGATCGTATTTACAACCTGTTCCTTGATACGACAGTCAACCAAATAGAAGTCTTGGATTCTGCCGCTGATCCGGTATTGAAAAACAATGCCGCTATCAAGGACATGGGTATCGTAATGAAACCCGCTACAGAGAGTTCTCTGTACAAGCAGTTCAGTCAATTGCCTCAACCTGTGCGGGATCTGTATCGAGATCTTCGTTTAGCGTACCTCGAAGACGCCAATGAGATGGAGCAGATTCTGTCTCAATACCTTACGCCTTCGGAATGGCAAAAGTTGCAAATGGAGTTCAATAAGAAACGACTCCCTGTTTACTTGCCACTGTACCGTTCTGGTGAATACAAACTTGTTTATACCGACAAAGACGGCGAGACTGTATCTCGGCAGTTTGAAACTTCTGAAGAACGTGAGAAAGCATTCCGACAGGTTCGTGCTTCTGGCATTCCCGAAAGCAAAATTGTAAGAAAGATGGCTTCTGAGTTTGCCGCGTCTGACATTCCCCCTGCTGGGTTCTATGGCAAGGTAGTCGCTAAACTGCGTGAGAATGACGTTGATGAAAAGACCATAGCCAAGCTTTTTGACTTGTATATGGACTACATGCCAGCTACGTCTGTGCTGCAATTAAGAAGGAAGCGTCAGAATACGCCGGGGTACGAACCGGATGTGCTTCGTGCTTATGCAAGTGTGGGCGGTGCCTATGCTCGCAGATTGGTAAACATGCGGTTTATGCCGCAAATTAACAAAGCATTTGAAGATCTAAAGGCTGACCTTGGGCAAGGCTCGTTCTGGGTTTCGTACAAAGACAGCAAGGGTAGAACCGTACGTAACGGTTACGATACCGATGAATTACGACAAATGGCTGTACGGGAAGCAGTTGAAGACGGTGCGGACCGCAACTCAGTCAAGTTCTTCAGTTTAAACGACGAAGAAGCAGCAGACCTTGAAAGCGTTGTTCAAGGGCAAATTGATTTCTTCAATAACCCTAAGTTGGACAACTACGCTAGCAAGGCTGCGTATTTCAGCTTCACCATGTACATGGGTGGCAACGTATCGTCGGCAATCATCGACCTTACGCACATCCCGATGGTTGTGTACAGCATGCTGGGTAGTAAGTACGGATTCGGTCGCGCTGCGGCAAGCATGCAGCGGGCACACCGCTACTACATAAATCCAAATCGAAAGCTACCATCCGAAATCGCTGAACTGCCATCAGTAATGAAGCGTGCTACCGAGGACGGTGTTCTTGGCGAGCAGCGAATCATGGATCTGGCTGAGTTCAATAATCGCTTTGGTGACTTCGGCAGCAAGGCACTTGAGGTCAAAGCGCGAGTAGATCGGGCGCTGGGTTCTATTTTCGCTATAAGTGATCGCTACAACCGTGGCCTCACTTTCATATCAGCGTATGAACTTGCCAAAAATCAACTTCAGAAGAAAGGATTGAAGGGCGACGAACTGCTGGAAGCAGCCTACACGGATGCTAAACGCGCTGTGTATGACTCGTATGGTTCTTCATTCCCGAAGGCTGGCCCGTCAATCATGCAGAATGGTCTTGCACGGTTGGCCCTTACCTTCAAGCGGTTTGCTTTGAACCGTATGTGGCTGCTGGTCAAGGCGCTTGATCAGGCTACTCGTGGTGAAAGCAAGGAAGTAAAGAACATTGCCCGTGCCCAGTTGCTTGGGTTTTACGGAATGGCCTACGTATTCTCTGGAGCGCAGGGTTTGCCCTTGATGGGCGCTTTCCAACTCCTTGCTTCTGCGCTGAACGGTATGTTTGGTGACGATGATGAACTGTACGACATACAGGATGCTACGCGCCAAGCAGTCGGCATGTTTAATTACCGTGGCCCGATCAACTACTTGTTGGGGGTAGACATCGCTAGCCGCAGCGGTTGGGATCAGATGTTGTGGCGTGATGACCCAAGACGCATCGCAGAAGTCGGCCCTGCTACCTATGCAATGGAACAGATGCTTGGCCCTGCATTTAGTTATGCAGTAAATGCCCCTCGCGCCTTTGAGCATTTCTCAGAAGGCCGGTTTAGTCAGGGCATGGAGACTCTGACTCCTCGTGTAATTGCCAACATGTTTAAAGCGTTCCGATATGGCACGGAGGGCGCGTTGACCAAAGACAACATCCCAGTTGTGGATGACATCAGCAAATACAACCAGTTCATGCAGTTGTTGGGCTTTGCACCGACTGAAGTAGGTGAGGCGTATCAGCAAGCCGGTGTAGCCAAGAAGTTTGAGCGCGAGATACTTGACCGTCGTGATGGTTTAATTCGCCGTGCAATGATGGCTATCGTGTCTGATGACGACGAGGGTCGGGCGAATGCGCTCAAAGACATTATGAAGTTTAACGAGAAGCACCCCGGCAAGCCGATCACGGACGAGTCGATCAGCCGTTCAGTCACTAACCATTACGTCAAACTTAATCAGTCGGTAAATGGTGTACGTGTTGATCCTAAGTTGGCGCAGGAAATATACGACCAACTTGGTTACAACGATGAAAGCATGCTGGACGAAAGCGAACTTGAAGAGCAGGAAGATCTCGCAACAGACTTGTTGTACGAGGATTAAAAATCCCCCCGGCGAACCGGGGGTAAGGAGTCTCCGCTCAAGGAGAACTAGAGTGCAAGGGCATTCTAGGCGGTACCCGCCAAACACGCAAACCGTATACCCCGTTCTCCACAACTTGTTTACACAAGACGTTTACCTTCAGGCGCTTAGCTTCGGCTAGTACCCATCGCTCTGCCTGTTTACGGTCAATGCACGGTATGAAGAACGATGAACCGGGTTGGAACTTATGCCACTCAACCACCAGTGGCAGGTTGAATATCCTCATTTTCGCCCATTAAAAATTCTTCGTTGAAGAAATCCAGTTTGGTCGTATCAAACCAAAGGCAGCGTACGCCTGCGGTGCTACCGGCTGCGGTGCCAACAAACATGCGCTTGACCTTAATGACTTCGTTGCCGGGGTGCATGATAAGTGCCTTGGCCTTGATGTATGGCTTCAGCGTTTCTTCAAAATTTAAAACAAGCCTGTTGCACTCCTGTCGATAAGCACTGGCGGCTACATACAACATCTTTGTATCAGGCTCATACCGCATGCTAAGCGCGTTGCGGGGTTCGCGGATTGGTCCATGCTCAATCCCTGTGCGCTTATCTGGCTTGTTGTTGATGATAAGAACCTCGTGGTACTTGTTCCGCATAAACAAACTGAGGAACTCATCAGCATCAAACATGTACTCCTTGCCCTTCTCCCGACTGGTCTTGATCAGGTTTACGCCGAAATCAAACACCGGCTGAATAGGAATATCGTGCAAATTCAACCGCTTGGAGATTAGCCCCCCTGCTACCGACAGTGACACGATCAAACTCCAGTACCGCTCGGCTGGTCTGGTATGGGCATGACGGTCTACCCTGTCGCGGGTCTTCTCTACCAACTCCATTACCGCAGGAAGTTGCCCAACGATGGCTTGAGCGTACGGTTCGATGGCATGTCCGTAATGATCCTTCAACCGCTCAAAGTGACTACGCGACCAGATAGCGTCTGCATCCGGTTCTGGGGTAACAGGTATTTCAAGAATGCGCTTCAATTCACCATCTGGAAACGCCTTTAGGGATAGCAGTATGTCCATAACAGATCTATTAGATGACGAGATCATGCCTGTCTGAAACTGAGTGCTGTTTGTGCGCTCACTATTCTCATGCTGCTTGAGTCTGTTCTTGGCACGACCGGACGTAACGTCATAGACCTGCTGAGACATCTGCTCTGCGTCCATGTTGGTAATCTCGTCCATCGTCACGGCTAGGTTTTGCATGACCCCAAGACGCTGCATACGTACGTTGTACGTGTCCTTCGGAGCCAGAGTCAGTTGCTTGGGGCGTCCGTAGATACTGTTGATGGCATGGAGGATCGTGGTCTTACCCGAACCAGAGTCACGGCTAAAGAGGTTTACGAGGAAGCCTTCCAACGCGGTGAAGCGCATGAGTGGGATACCAAATCCCAACAAGAAAGCAAACGCACGGTACTCCAGACCGGGGGTGGCATAGTGATTGATAATGTGTTTCCACGTATGGAAGTCGCCCTTCGGTTGGAAGAACGGCACGTTGGGTAGCGTCGGTGCGGACGGTGGGCTGTACCCAATTTCAGTAGCCCTGATCTCCCGGTCGCCAATAATTATGGCTGAGTTATCGTCAGTCCAACCGAACTGGCGGTGCGCCTTCTCCGCTTTTTCATGCATCAACTGATTGTTCCAAGTCTCCACGTAGTTCATCAGCATTTCCTGTTTCTTTCCAAGCACCATAATCCCGTTAAACGCCACGAGAGTCATGAACTTTTCTCTGGATACCGTAGACGTATTGGGAAGAATAATGTCCCGCACCCCATCTCTGGGGGTGTGAAACCTCAGTAACAAGGCATCTCCCAAGTCGGGGTCTATGATGCGCTTAACTACGTACATGTCGTACGGGAAGATCAGTTCATCTATTTCGGTATCGTCTTCCTTGCTCTTGACCTTGCGGTAGATGCCTCCGTTGCGTCCACGGAAATACGGGAATGGGTACTTGGGAATGGTGTACTGCCGCTCTTCCTTGGTGATCTCCTCAACTTCTACGACTTTGTTATCTTCTTCGCTGGCCTCGACAATCTCCTTGCTCAACTGCACAGGCGATGTGAACTTGTGCGGGCATCCTTCGCACAGCGATGGCTTTAGTTTCTTGAATGTCTCGCAGGTGTACGGCCCCTTGGTCTCGTTGGCTTTTTTCTCAGTAGCCTCCGGTGAATACTCGGGGTGCCGGTTAGACAGTACGTGGATGGCTTTATCTCGGTCCACGCACACTTGAGCGATGCTGAGTCCAGCCCGCCACATGGGTTCTTCAAGTATTTCCTGATTATTAAAAATGTTGGCGATCTGGGCGCACCCAGTACCTTCCAACGACTTGACCAGTATGGTTTTGAAGCGCGACTGGGAATTACCCATGAGCGCAAGGGTCGCTGGGTCTAACTGCCGCTTGATCGGTACGGTGCTGCGGTTAAGCGCATCAATACTTGGAGCAAGAAGTTTTTGGATCTGATCAGGCTGAAGCTGGGCACCTACATATAACACCTCAACCAAAATAGGATTGGTCGGGTCTTTGACATGATACGTCTCGGGTATACGCAGGATGCGGGCGGCTTCGCCCGTCACGACTGGATCAACTTCAAACTTGTGTTCTACGCACAGTTCCTTCAATCGTTCGGCATGCAGCGCCCACCGCTCACGTGGCAGAGTTTCTTCGGCTACCCAATAGACATGGGCACCCATACCAGACTTGACGATGGTCGGGCGCGGTAGACCTGTGGCCTTGCAGAAAGCCTTGAGCGCAACCATGCCTTCGCTGAGATCAGCAAACGGCTTACCGGGGCCGCAATCAAGGTCAACGTAAAATGACTTGAGGGCTATGGCGTTCTTAGTTGTACGGCGGTTCTCCTCGCCATACTTCGCCATGCCGTAGAACGCATTGTACTTTGTAGTTACGAACTCGTCGGCGTGTTGAGAAATCTCATCGATACTGCCGACAAACCGCTGGCGAACGTCCTTGTTCTCCCCATCTTCCTTGATGCCAACGGTACAGTAGGACTCACCTTCTCCAAGTGGGGGAAGAACAAGAGAAAGAAAGTCCTTACGTGTAAGCATAGCCGTCCTCAAAAACCGTCAAATAGAGTGGGCAGGGGCAGACGGCGATGCCCTTTTCGGTAGCGAACCTAGCCCACCTACTTTTACGACAACTTGTCGATTAACTTTTGTACCTGTTCTGCGTACTTCGGAGCGACATCCCGCTTACCCACAAACCATGAATAAACGGTTGGCCTACTCACATCAAGGTACTCCGCAACATCAGCAACAGGTATGTTCAGTCTGATGCAGATCTTGGCAAGTTGAACGCCAAGATAAAAAGGATTTGCATCGTAGACGGCCTGTACAGTTAGTGTTGTGTAGCCCTTAGTGGTTGCCATTAGTCATCCCAAGTGGCAAGGATCTGAGACAGATCAGGCTTGCTCGCTGCGGCCTCCTCGACCTTCTTGGATGTACGCTTCACAGGTTCAGCGATAACTTCTTCAACTGGAGCAGGTGCTGCGGGTTTCGGAGTAGGAAGAGCCTTGGTCTTCACTCCATCAGTCTCTGCCACAGTCATAGTGATCGCTCGCTTGGCGGCTTCAGTCTCGCCCTGCTTAATAGCAAGTTGATGCTGATCTGCTTCCAAGAACTTGACGGCCTTGAAATTAACCTTCGGCGTGGCGCTATTGGTATCAAACCGCATCTCGGTCACGACGGCAGTAACCGGAATACCCTTGCCACCAAGCATCTTGCCGTAGGCTTGCAGAGGCCACTTGCCAGAAGCACCTTCTCCAAAGATCGACGTAGATGGCAGCGTCAACTGGAACACATCTCCACCGATGTCATTCGCAAGAACGACGGCGATACGCTGGCTATAACGGCAAGCACGGCTATTGCCTTGCCCAGAACCAGCGATGTTCTGCGGACAATCCACACACCGCTTCGACTGCGGGGATGCAGCCTTCGCATCTGGCACTTCGCCATTAGCAGACCAACAATCGGGAGGAACCACTTCACCGCCTTCCTGATATTGCTGCGCGTAGAACGTGCGCGATACCTTTTCAGCAGCGGCGACAATCACCACGTTCAGATGGCGATCTTCGTTGTGCGTGACTTCCTTTCCGTTGATCATCAGTCGCCACACACTTCCACGGATGGAGATGCGCTTGGACTGTGAACCGCTACCGCCGCCCATGAGAGCCTTGGTAGTGTTATCGACTTGCAGGGTCTTTAAATAATCTGGCAACCCAGAATCCAGAACAGCAAGATCATTGCTCATGTGCGCTCCTTAGCGTTTTACTATAACTATGGTTTGACCGATGTCTGCCTGTAACCCCGGCGGGTGAAGGTTTGAGTTCTCTTCAAGGAACTGCTCCATATTCGCGTTGTTGATGCGCCGTTGAAGCAATGAGAAAGCCTCGTTCTCTTTGATGAACCGAAAGAACGAATCCCAATCATTGGTCCAATAGTGTTTGTTCAGTCTGCGCGAGATGGTGCCATGTGGAGTACGGATGGTTTGGGCACCCTGCTCCTTGCATATCTCAAGTAATTGCTCAGCAACAACATCAAGTTGTGCTTTGAGTTCTTCGTCTTTCTTAGCCAAGTCTCTGCGGGCATCTCGGATTTTTACGTAGATTGCCGCGAGTTTTTCTGCGTTCATTGCACTCATAGTATTCTCCTCGTGGGTCTCCTAATTTATGGCTACTGCTTTACAAAGTCAAGCAACCTCCGTCACAAAATTTCGATAGAGTTCGATCAACTTAGTGTGTACGTCCAACTTCTGCGAGAGCATCTTATAGATGCGCTTCTCGACCGGACTGCCTTGCAAATGTACCACGGTGCAAGGGTGATGTTGTCCCGCACGGTGGACGCGAGCATTGGCCTGCAAATAAGTCTCAATAGATGTAATCGGTCCCCACCATACAACAACGTTGGCTGCATGCAACGTGACACCATGTGCTGCCGCTTGGGGCTGTATGACAAGCACTCGTGGATCTGTATCTTCTTGAAACTTCTTGAAAATCTCTGAGCGTCTACTGGCGGGTACCGCGCCATTGATGATGTCGCACGTAATCTTTTGATTCTTTAGTTCTTCCGCAATGATCTCAATAGCATGACGATATGGAGCAAATATGATCACCTTCTGGCTGGCTTCTTCGATGACCTCCAGCAGGGCTTCCATGCGGTTCTTGGCATCAAATGCAATGATTTCCCCACTATCCGAGTAGACCGCGCCACATGAAAGTTGCAACAGTTTGTTCAGACTGGCTGCTGCATTGACAGCGGTAATCTCTTCCCCGGCAGCAATTGTAAGCATCTGTTTACGAATCTCTTCGTAGTAAGTTTTTTGCTGCGGAGTAAGGGGTATATCGCGCATGACGTAAGTCATCTCAGGCAGATCCAAACATTCGTCTTTGGTAAAACGTATTGCTGGTTGTAGTGCGTTGTGGACAATCTGTTGAGAAGATGGCTTTGGCACCCATCTAAACTGCGACACTTTGAACAGTACCTGATCCCTAAACGCGCCAAAAAATTTTGGTACGCCGCTCGGGTTAATTATCTTGGCTAATCCGTAGGCATCTGTAGGGGTCTGCGCCGCTGGCGTACCCGTCATCATCCATATCCAAGTGGACGGTGTGAGTATTGAGTTCAATACCTTCCATCGTTTCGTGCTTACGTTTTTGTAGGCGTTGGCTTCGTCGATGATAACCAGATCAAACCCGCCCTTTGCGACAGCATCTTTTACAATACTGAGACCGTCGTAGTTGCAGATCACAAACTCTGCATCGCTCTGGACTGCTTGTATACGTTTGTCCTTGGAGTAACTGTGCGCTATGGCACAGGTACGGTGCGTAGCAAACTTGAATAAATCTGTTTCCCAAGCGGACTGCATGATCGATAGCGGGCATAGCACAAGCACTCGGCGTACAAGTCCCTGCTGCATCAAGTAGTCCGCAGCCCAGATAGCAGATGCCGTTTTGCCTGTACCTTGTTCGTTGAAGCAAAAGGCTCGTCGGTGCAGGGTCAAGAATGACGCCGTGTCGTACTGATGCTTAAACGGCTTCTGCAAACCGGGCCATGCGTAATCTCGCATAATGGGGGACGGCACATCCTTGAGCCGTAGATTCTTGAGAATCTGTGCTTCCTCCACCCCCCATCTGACAAGCACTTCGGTAGCACTCAACTTCTTAGCATTCTGAATTACAGCGGTAATCCGCTCTGGTTCCTTAACCTTCAACAGAAGTGCTTTGTTATCAATGATCTGCATTAGGCGGGTTTCCGATCCTTCTGCCGCTTGTATGCGCGGTTAGCGTGGGTACTGACAACCCGCAGGTTAGATTTGCCAGTTGAACCGCCTTTGCTCAAAGGCTGCTTGTGGTCAACATCTTTACCGTCACCTTTACGTACACGGCCAGCACGCATGAGTTCTGCACGTGCAGCATTACGCTTGGCGCGGTTCTTCAGTTGTTCGGGTTTGCCTTGGTAGTTGTCGTATTCACGACGGTAATCACGAGCCATATTTATCTCCCATTGTGAGTGCAGTCTTTAACAGGACACCACTTTCTACATGTGAAGTTGGGACGCGGGTTCCATACGTCTACTTCAAGCGCCTTCTCCAACTGGGCAGTGCCAGTCAGCCATCGCTGCCAGTAGATATGGCTTTGGTCTGCATCAAAGTCGCCCTTCACAAACTCGTTGGCGACGACGAACAGCAGGCCACCCTTCACCCGTTTGATTTGTGGAAAGTGCTTGAACACCGCCAGCGACAGGATCTCCAACTGCTTGGTGTCGGCATGCTTGGAGGACTTGCCTGTTTTGTAATCAACGATTTTTGCAGAGTCTCCGTTAAGAATTATTAAATCTGCTACGCCCCGCCACCAAACGTCTTTATCGAAGAAGCCACATGGTGTTAGTGCTTTTGTCAGGCCCATCCTGTACTCACACAACTTTTCCCCAACGTACTCCTTCAACTTATCGAGGGCGGGCTTAATAAATCCAAACTTCTCTGGGATGGGTGTGTCATCCCTGATGTATTCCTCGGCGGCTTTATGCATGTCAAGGCCGTAACTCAGATGCTCGCTAGGGGGTTCTTTAACATCTTTCTTCACCCGCAGTCGGTAATATTTGTGCGGACATTGCTGGAACAAGTCCAACGACGAATAAGACCAACTGTATGAAGTCATCAACAATCCCCGTAACTTTTACCTACACCTGACTCGCAGTTCAGCGGCAGGGTAGCAGCCCATGACGGTCGCCATCTCATGCATTCCTCAACGTACCGCTGCGCTTCAGCAGCCTCGGACTCTGGTGCTATACAAGCAATAGCGTCATGCACAGTCAACACAACCCGGTAGCGTTTAGAAATCCTGATCATTTGCTCAGCAATCACGCATCTTGCCACGGCCTGACAAAGGTTTTCAACAATCTTCCCACCATAGATCTTGACTACGCCTTTGCGGGTTCCGTACTCGTACTGGACGCTAGTGCCGTCATCCACCTTCCGTAGCCCTTCGTAGCGTTGCCACAAACCGCTTGGCAGAAAGAAACCATGCTGCCGTGGGTCAAAGTACACGGCATCTACTGCACCAAAGTTACATGCTTTCTTGGTCAGTATGGATTCCAAGCAGCGTTGGGCTTGCTTCCAAAGCGCCGGGATACTGGGGTACGTTTCACGATAAACATCGATGATGCGTTTGCACTCTTCCAAATCCGTATCGACGTTGAAAGTCTTTAACTGCAACTGAAACTTTGCGGCACCCATGCCGTAGCCAGCGCCAAGGATTGTTGTCTTGCCTACAAAGCGTTGTGGCTTGGTGACTTCTTCAATAGGCACGTTGTAGATGGTGGATGCCATAATTTTGTAGACATCCTCGCCCTTGTCGAACGCCTCAACCAAATCGGTTTGCCCTGCAATCCACGCCACCGTGCGGGCTTCAATCTGCGAGGAGTCACAGTCAATCATGACGTAGCCTTCGGGGGCCATGATCGCGGACTTGAGATTGCTCTCTCGCGGCAAGTTCTGAAGATTGATCTTGTCCTCGCCACCCCATCTGCCAGTATGTGCAGCGTAGTATTTGATCGGTACCGGCAACTTGCCCCGTAAGGCGATATCTATAAACCGCTGGGTACGTGTCTCTTCAAGAGTAGTCTTAGTACCGAGCCTTGCGCCCACCAACGTCTGTACTCGTGGGTCTGGATGGTTAAGAAGTTCCTTGAACTCCTCGTCAGTCTTGGCGAATGCCCATGCTTCTTTACCAGTACGCCCGCTTACTTTCTTGGGAGGATCTACACCAAACCGCATCAAGAGTTCTGCAAACTTGTCGTTGCTCATCAACGACTCACGGTCGGCTTCTGCCGCTGCAAGCAGACGGGCTTTCTTTTCCTTGACTGATTCCAAATGGGCTTCAAGCAAGGGAAGGTTCAACTCAAGCGCAGGTTCAAGGAACATACGCAGAGTCAGATCAATTACTTTTAGTTCTTTCGCAGGAAACCCATTAAGCAAACGATTAAGAAGAGCATAGGTAAGGCTAACATCATTAACACAGTAACTAGCGTACCGAGCAAGATCTTCACTAGTAAAATCCACGCGGCGTTTGCCAAGCGCGTTAATGACCTCATCTCCCTTCACTCCTAATTGGTATCGTTCTGCTAAAGTTTTAAGGCTTCCCCCTGCATCCACGCCATGCTTTGCTCGTGCTATGCACAGGGTATCAAGCCATCCCTTGGGTCTGATGTTGAATATCCACGACAGGATTGCCCCGTCGAACTGCGCGTTGTGAGCGCATGCCAAAGAGTTAGCCCAGTCAAATTGAGCCAACCACTCGCCAACTTCTTTATGGTTGCCACTAAACCACTCCGGCGCAGAACCGTCTTTTGCAACGGCTACCCCGATTACCTCAAAGCGTTCGTCACGGATGTATTCTTCCGTAGTTAGTTTGGACAAAGAGAATGCTTTGTCGTAGTAAGTTTCAAAATCAATTGTGAGTATTGTCATTTAGCGTAACCATTTTTACACGTAGCCAACCCTTGGGGGTCAACTTAAATCCTGCTGCTATTAAAGACTCTTCGCTTCTGCATCCACCAAACTTGTATCTGTGCGTACGCACGGACTCTGGATTAGCGAACGTCCTCTTGCACTCTACGCAGGTACGAACTTTAGCAACCTTGGTCATAAGTCAACGCTCCATGTCTCGGTTTGCTTCTTTAACTTGGGCCACTCGACCGTCGTGGTAAAAGATTTATCCTGCGCGAGGATATGGTTAGTCGGTTGTGCCGTGAATCTGCCGTTGTCCAACTTGATGAAGTAAAACTCCTTGGACTGCTCTGGTTCTAAACTGAATCCGTCAAGCATGGGAATCGCTGTGAACATGTACCGCCCACGGAGTTCTTCTTTACTTCGTAGTTTCACAATCATCGGCACGGCTTCAAGAAATGGATACTCCACCACGCTGAAGTGGTGCCCGTAGCAATCCCAAGTCTGTCCGTCGTAGGTTTCCCAATCAACGGCGTGTTCTTCGTGCGCTAACCTGTGCAGCGGCACGTTGCGATACACCGCACCGCACTCTAGTAATACGTGGCATCCCCACGTTCTGCCGGGGTGACTCACAAGACCAAACCAAGCAACGCGCTCCCATTTGTCGTTACCAAATGTGTTCGGTTGTACAAAACAATATGCATGGCGGGGCAACGGCCCTGCACCTGAGTAAATCATTTTCTCTTACTACCCTTTTT